GTTCTCGCAGATGAAGCCGCCTTGGCCGTATGCCTTAGGAGTTGCCTCCAAGAGGGCTTTGGTCTTAGCGTCGCAAACATAAGCGAAGCCGCTCATATCTACACCAGTTGCTGCGATGTCTGCCTTAGCTGCCTTGATGGCTTTGTAAGACGCCTCGATTTGAGTAGCAGTAGCACCCTTGAATGGACCAGCCAAACCGCTCCAGTTAGCGAGTGAGAAGGTCTTCTTGTTCAAGTAGCGTTGAACAGCCAAACCAAGTTGAGTTTGCACGAAGCCTGCGAGGTCGAATGTAGCCTCGTCGATTGCCTCGTTGGTTACTTTGATAGTGATGCCGCTTGCGTAAGGTACTGCGGTCTTGTTAGCGAAGTCGATGTTCTTATCGTTCAACGCTGCTGCCTCTGAACGCTCCTCGACTTCCACATTGGTAGTAGCGTATGGCCATAAGAGGTTGCCAGTCACGCCAGTTTGTACCTTCATACCTACTGCGTTCCAGATGAGACCTTTCTCCAACAATGGGAGCATCTCGAAGATGGTAGTGCGTTGTGCACCAGCAGATACGATGTTGTTTTTCTCGCCGCTGTTCAACACTGAGAGACTGATCTCGCGGGCTTGGTTGCCTTTGACTGCCTCTTTTGCTACCTCACGAAGTTGCTCGCCCATGGTTTTAATCTCACGAGCTGCCATCAGTTGGTCAGCGGTTAGCAAACCACGCATCTCAGCGTCGAGGCGGTTGTCCTCGCGGATGAGTGCATCATACTTTTGACCTTCTTCAGCGGTCATTACGCGGTTTTCGCGTGCTACGAGTTGCTCGATTGAATCCAACTCGCGGAGGATAGCCTCGTGGCGATCCTTTAGTTGTTCTTTAGTTTTCTTCATGCCTAAAAGCTTTTAGGGGTTAATAATTAAAGTTATTTGTCATATGACGGCGTCGAGCGAGGCGGAGTTGCGCCTCCACCTCGCGCTGTTTCTGTTCGTCTTCGTTGCTTTCTCTCTCCAATACGGGTTTCTTGTGGAGTGTGTCGAGCAGTTCGCGGCACCATGCCTCACGAGCAGATACGGTTGTACCCTTGTAGGCAGGGTCCATCGCAATAGTAAGTGCGTCGATGATTTCGAACTGGGTGTGACGGATGCACACTTCATTCTTTCCGTCTGCACCTTTGCGCTCGGTCACGGTGTAATCCTTTGGCCAGAACTCGAAGGAGTTGCCTGTATAGGTGCCGTTCTCAATGAGTGCACGGGCTTGCTTGCCAAGGTCGCAATCAGGGATGTCAGCCTCGTAGTGCAAACCGTCTGCCTCTACCCTCACGCGGAGTGATTTAGGAACGCGGGCAAATGACAGATCACGCTTGTGCAGCATGTTGAGCTTGATGTCTTGCTCGCGGACAAACTCCTCCTCCAAGCAGGATGGTGCGATAGACTCAATCACACGCTCTATCTCGTCTTCGTAGAGCACTGTCTCACGATCCACCACCACAGCCAAACCATCAATGATGCCTTGGTTGCCCTCTTGCGCCTCGCGGAGTTGAATGCCTGGCGTGAATATCTCACGCTTTTGCAGTTTGATGTCTTTTGTGTTCATATCTTCAGTATTGTTGTCTATTATACGATGCAAATCGTGTAGGGGTTTACTTTTGCCGATTTTGGCTTAATACTCATAAGAGCTATTTGCCCTCCTCTGGGTCGGGTGTTTTCTCCTCGGTGGGTCTGCCTCCTGCGTTAGCGGATTTTAGCTTTTCGCTGCCCAGTTCCGCAAGGTTGGTGCTGACATAGATGATGTCGCCATTCTCTACGGATGGCATGTCGTGTTCTGCTCGGAGCTCGTTCACGGTCTTCACACCCGTTTGCAGATTGAGTTGGTCCACCTTCGCCTGACGCTCCAAGTCCATCGCCAACAATGGACGCTCGCAGAGATGGATGTCAAAGTGACCATACAAGCGAGGACCTACCAACTTGCGGAATATCTCTCGCTCGATGTCCACCTTGTCGGGTGCGATGGTTCGGCTCATGAACTCCATCGTGGCGTTGGAATAGTCGTTGTAGTGGCTATTGGTATCAAGCATCAGCAACGGACGAGGCACACCATAGAAGCGTGCTATGTCGTCATAGGAAAGTCCTAATTGTTGCACGAGTTGCATCTGATCGCTCGTCATGCTGATATTGTGAACATTCGTGAGACCACGCAAAGCAAGGATGTCCTGACCTGCGTACATCTCGTCTTGCAACTCACGAGCGAGCTTCTTGCCCTCGTCTTTGGCAAACATACCATGTGCAATCGTTCCTGCGGCTGTGGCAGGCTTCTCCTCACCAATGAGCAACTTCACACGACCGCCCTTGGCTGCACTGTCCAACGCTTGCGCTTTCTGTGTCTTGATGAGCGAAAGCGTCTCGGTGGCATATTGCAGCGTAGGGATGCCCCAGAAGCCGTTGGTGTAGCGGTAAGTGTTAGGGAAGTGTAGCACATCGCTGGCAGGCACTTCAGCACGGTTCTGGATGCCGTACTCCGACAAGTAGGTGATGTTGTATGTGTTGGTGGTCAAATCGTAGCCACCACAGATGGCGAGCCATAGATGCTTGGGATCGCCAAACACATCACGCTCCACATAGACAAAGCCGTTGCCGTTCTGCAAGCGGTTGATCTGCACTTGTGCCCACATCTCGGATGCCGTCATGAGTGGGTTAGGTTCTACCTGCAACAGATAATTGATGCGGCGACCGATACCCGACATCCAAGGCGTGAAGTTATTGTGCTCTGCATCCTTCTTGCGGTATTGCACTGGCATCTGCGAGATGGTCTTGGCACGCAACTCAATAGCACGATAGACCGCTGAAACGGTCAATGCTGTTTGTGGGTCACGAGCACGGACGATGTTCTCACGATAAGAGCCGCCTTGCACGCTCTTGTCGGAGGTTGGTTTGTCTTGTTGTTGGGTGCTGCTTGCCTCTCGGACTTGCGCACCACGGAAAAAGTCTAAAAATCCCATGTTGTTGTCGTTTTATATAATACCCCGCAAATCGTGTGGGGGTTTACTTTTAATAGTCTTGCAGCTCGCCCGATGATTCGAACTGCACCGAGTAGGTCGCGATGCCGCCTATTGGTCCGCTTTGCTTCACGGACTTCACATACACATCGCCTTTGTAGCGTTGCAGACTGGTGTCGCTGAATCGCACCTCGCACTTGGTACCTTGGCGCACTTTGTTCACGAAGCCCTTAGCGGCTGCACTGCTTGGGAGCAAACAACTGACGGAGATGCTCCAGTCGTAGGTGGTGGGTATCTTGATGAGCACGCGGCCGTTGGTTGGTGAGCATGCTGTGATGAACTCTTGCGAGATGTCGAACTCGCACGACTTGGCACCCGCTACTTGGACGCCATCTATAATTACTTTGAGGTTCCTTCCGAGTATCATATTGTTTGGGGGTTAGAATGTGTTTACTTCAATCTTGGCTCTGAGTGTGCCGTTGCTGTATAGGTAGATGTATGCACCTTGGATTTGTTCTTGACCTTCGCCGAGCATGAAGTGCATTGGTACCATCGTGCCTGCTGGGATGTGTCCGCTTTGGTTCTCGTAGTCTGCGGTATTGTCGCCTGTACCGATGAACACGCCTGGCAGCAGTCCGTCTTCATCCACCCAATCCACGCCATAGTCGGAGGTGATATACACGGTGGAGATGTCGCCTACATTCACCAGACGGATATAGTCGGTGGCATTGTCCCACAACTGACCGCTCGCATCGTACAACATGAATATGCCTTGGATGTCGCCACTGCCACCGCTCTCCATGTCTTCGCCTTGGTACATGCCTGCCGTCTCGTAGCAATGGAGTTGGCAGATGTCACGCTGCCAATCAATAGACGCTGCCAAAGGTAGATACATCTTGCCATCGTTGATGCCATTGAGGCGCAACAGTGCCAGCGGTGTGTCGGGTGTGGCTACTTCCAACTTCAGCATGGTGCGTGGTTGCTTGTAGTGGTTTACCATGCGACCCAATAGGTGCTCCTCAGGACGGATGCGCTTCTCCTCTTGCAGCATGAATGGCAGATAGACGAGAGGGTTGTAGCCGTTGGCAGGGTTGCTATTGAGTAGGATGGACGAGGATGGTGGGTTGTTGAGGTCAGACGCAAACTCGGTACTGATCTCCACCTCGTCACGGAAATTCACCTTGATGGCTTCAAAGTAGCGGTTTGCCTCTCTATCGTATAGGTCAATGCCTGTGTCTTCGTAGGTCAATGATGCCTCGGTGAATAGCACCGTCCATTGAGTAGAAGGAGCGATCGGGTAGATATACAACGAAATCGCACCACTGTTATACTCCTTGAGCTCGATGTCCAACTCCTCGCCTACTTGCAATGGAGCATTGAAACTCGTGCCCCATGTCTCAAGGTCGTGTTG